AAAGGAAATATTGGGACGGTCATCGCCGAAAGAGATACTGCAAAGCTCTTGAATACCACCCAGAATGAATGGACTAATCACACCTGGTACGCTATACTGGAAACCATGAGAATACCGTCTTATCTTGCATGGTTATACACATTTATCCTCAAAATCTTCACTAATATAGGTACACGTCTCTCGGATGGAGATGTGGTGCACCTGGAAAGCACATTCTCAATCATTTGGTTTTGGCCAAGTTTGAGTATACCTATCGAGGAACTTGTCAAATGTGTCCCTGGAGGTGCCACAATCATCGGTTACATAGATGGTTGGGTTCACGCATCTCTGGGAGGGAAACGCACGGTAGCAGAAACAATTGAATGGCATAGAAGAACTGTCAGACACATGCCAGGCTGGAAAGGTTTCAGTAGACGTCTAGCTATACATAAAAGAGTTGTTTTCGGGAGGCATCGCACGCATCGCCCCATTAAACCCTCCCCTACCACCAAAACAGGAAGCACCACGTGGTCAGAGCAATCACCTCTTTCTTACCTTGAGTCTCTGGTTCTTGAAATTTCTCGCGAGACTTATGTGGAAGATGTTGAAAATTGGCCTCTATCTGATCCCTATATTTATCCTAATGGCTGTCTGTGTGTGGACAACAATGGGATTGCTCGTGGTCTTGGAGCTCTTCCTAAAGTCACTCATCTATCTGGTAAACCCTTGGGTGGCTTATCATTGCCTAAAATTCCTGATCCTAACTTTCCTGCGCCTTTTGGTACTCTTAGCAATCCTGCCCATCGTCTTGATCATAAAACGTATGCCGGGTGTTATCCTCTCTTGTATCATCATAGCAATATGCGCAGGCCTACCGGTTCACTTGACAATCTATTGGCAGCTTTACACTTTAGGCTCCTATCTATGCCCAACTCTAATTGCTCCTCCAGGGTGGTAAAAGAAGCAAAGACAATGATTGACCAAATAAAGTTCGAATGGAAAAGAGAGGACAATGTGGATGCTTGGTTGGAAGAATTAAAACCAATACAAAGATCCAGAGTCATGAGACAAAAATGGCTCAAAGATAACCAGATACCGGTAAACACATGTACAGAAGTTTTCACTAAAACAGACGAATTGATTCCAGTACAGGATAAATTTATTCCTAGACTCATTTTCTCAGTGAGTCCGTGGTACCTTTATCAATTAGGTCCGTTTGTGAAATCATGTGTGAACCAACTTTGCGAAACCGTCTTTTCGAATCAAGGAGAGACGACTTTTGTCTATCGTGATGTCCCAGTGTCGATCTACTATGCTTGCAAAGCCACAAGCAAAGACTTAGACGATTTTGTCCGCAATGCGCAACTGGGTGCAAAAGGCGTGTATATAGCTGTTCTCGGAGATGATACATGGGCGTTGGATACGCGTAGAGACTTAGTAATAGAAACAGATTACTCTAAGTTTGACAGAACGCAGTCCAATAAGCTCAAAGGAATCTTCTACACTTTTCTGAATCACATAGGAGCCCACTCCTATGTTGACATCTGGAAGGAAATGTATAACGAACAGATCATCGCCTCACATCGCAAGACAAATACCAGGATCAAGTTGTCAAAGAAACTAGAGTTTATGTTAACAGGAGAGCCAGCTACCTCCTTCAGAAACTCTGTGACGAACGCACTAATATCAGCAATGGCTATTATCCTAGACTCTGATGAGATCTACAAGGAAGCCGGGCTGGTTGTGAAAAAGAAACTCTTCACTGATCCTGTCGGTTCAACTTTCCTCAGACATGTGATTCTGTCTGGGCCTAACGGATACACCTTTGTAAGATTACCAAGTTTTTTGTTGAAATTTGGAAAGACTACTAGTGACCCAGTTAACAACTATCCAAAAGATTGGTCACCAAATGATGTCCTAGAACAAGCTCTGTGGTCACAGTGGCTAGGATATGGGCAGCTCGCTAAAAGAAACTGGTTTTACCGCGAGATTGAAAGGGAGCTGAGACGCATCTGCCCGAATGCTGAGGATATCAGTGAAAAGCGTCTTTACAAAATGGAAGATACTGGTCTCGATTGCGTCACCACAGACGAATGGAATAGGTTCATGTTGGCGAGATACAACATTACCTATGAGGACCAACTTGATTATTTAGCAACCCTAAAACAAGTTAAAGTCCTCCCCAGTGCTATCAGCCATCCCATCTTAGATAATTTTTCTCACTATGATTATTAAGATGGTCTCCCTCATAATTATTTAAAAGTAGATCTTTACGTTCACAATCAAATGACACGCAACAACAACAAAAACAAACAGAACCAGAAAAAACAACCGGTAGTGGTCAAACGGCCGGTCAAGCACACCACCGCCTCAGCCTTCAGAGAGGAGGTGGGCAACTATGGCACGCAAATGCAATCAGTGCTTGAAAAAGGATATGGGAAAACCATAGCCATGACCCCTAGTGCAGCTAGATTCGCCCAAGTTTACGCGGATCCTTTTCTCACGGAATCAGCAAGAATCCCCTCTTATCCACTGGTTTCGTCTGAACTGCTCAGAACCTACTGTTCCGGAAAAGGTGTTCTCAACTCAAACGGGAATGGTTGGATATGCATCCAACCAGCAGCATTGGTCGCAAATGACGCAACTCAAGGAGTCATTTATTCATCAGGACCAGCAGCCACAGATTTCTTTCAGATTTCCGGAACAAATATTTCAAACGCCACCTCAAATTCTCAATACACCCAAGCAGATTTCAAAATTGAACTGGGAAATGGAAACAAAGCATTTCGCCCAGTTGCCCAGGGCATCAGAATAAGATACCTGGGTACAGATTTGAATGCTGCAGGAACATGCTATATGCTTCAAATGTCTCCAAAGACAGCGAAAGATGATCTCTTTGGCCTCGGAATAACGAACATTAAAACTTATCCGGGGTTCAAAGAAAACGAATTCCGTGATTCATCTTGGCATGTTCTTACCAGGCACATTGCACAAGCAGAGGATTTTTGGTATCAGGGATACTCCAATACTGATAACCAATTTGAGTACTTGGCAGATTCAGGCTCCCCATCCTATGATGCGCAGTGGAACATGGGCATTTTCATGTCAGCCACAGCGAACCAGCCTTTCGAATTCGAAATCGTGAGTCACTACGAGATTATTGGACCTAACCTCACTCGCAGAGCCATCACGAAAGCAGACACCAAAGGAACTGAAAACGTGATTTCCGCATATGCTCAACTGAGACATAAGGATTCCACCACTCCAGATCATTCGGTGGGTAAGAAACCTGAATCAAAAGGAGGCTTCATGGAAGTCCTAAAGAAAGGTGGAGAGATACTATTGCCTTTAGTTAAACAAGCTCTCCCACTTCTCCTAGGACTATTGTAAGAAGAACTCGTCCTAAAATCCCAGTTAACCGGGATATCTGCTCCAAAGGTAGTTAC